GCCGGAGGGAAGCCTGCCGTTCTTCAAGCCGAAGAAGGCGACGCGCCCGAGGATCATGGTACACGAGGGATCGAAGGCGGCCGAGGCGGCGCAGAAGATCGCGGACGACCGGTACTCGCGGCACCCGTGGCACGAGACCCTCGCGCTCTACGATCACTGGGGAATGATCGGCGGAGCAATGGCTCCCCAGCGGACGGACTACTCGGAGCTTAGGAAGGCGAAGCCGACCGAGGTCGTCTACGTGTGCGACAACGACGAGCCCGGGATCGAGGCCCTCTCGAAGGTCTCTCGGTTCTACGGGGGAAGCATGAAGGGGGTCAGGTTCGACGGAAGGTTCCCCCCGTCATGGGACGTAGCGGACCCGCTTCCGGAGAAGTTCTACAACGAGAAGGGGCACTACTGCGGGCCTTCTCTGGAGAAGCTCATCCGTCCCGCGACGTGGGCGACGGACAAGATCAGCACGGGGAAGGCCGGACGCCCGGCGTGCAGGCTCCGGGTCGAGTTTTCGAGGGAGTGGTTCCACTCCGTCAAGCCGGATCTCTACGCTCACGCGTCGCAGCCGAACAGGACAATGAGTTTGACGGAGTTCAACAGCTTCGTGTCTCCGTTCTCCGACGCGAAGAACACGGGGGAACTACTTCAGAAGCACTGGGAGAGCAAGGGAACGCTGCTCTCGTTCGACCCGTCGGGGCCGAACGGAATCTACGAGAAGGACGGGGAGCTATGCCTGAATACTCACATCGGAAGCAGCGTCAAGTCGAGGAAATGGACGGACAACGAGAACATGCTCCGCGACGCGGCTCCGTTCATCGAGTTCATGGAACACCTGATCCCGAACGACAGGGATCGAGGGGAGCTGATCAAGTGGGTCGTGACGCTCGTCGCCCGTCCCGACATCAAGATGCTCTACGGGATCCTCCTGATCTCGGAGCAGCAGGGGGTCGGAAAGGGGACCCTAGGGGAGCGGATCATCGCTCCGATCATCGGGAGGCACAACGTGTCCTACCCTAGCGAGACGGACATCGTCGACTCGGGATTCAACACGTGGGCGGCGCATAAGAGGCTGGCCGTCATTCACGAGATCTACGCCGGGCACTCGTCGAAGGCGTACAACAAGATGAAGAGCCTCATCACGGACTACAACCTCACGATCAACACGAAGTACCTCGCGCCCTACGAGCTCCAGAACTGGACGCACGTGTTCGCGTGCTCGAACTCGAACGCCGCCCTCAAGCTCTCGTTCGACGATAGACGGTGGTTCGTCCCGGAGGTGACGAAGGACCCGAAGACACCGGGATACTGGGAGAAGCTCTACAGGTGGCTGGAGCGCGAGGGAGGATACTCGATCATAAAAGGGTTCTGCGAGGTCCTCGCGGCCGACCCGAGGAATCTCGTCATGCGAGGGCAGTCGGCGCCGATGACCGAGACCAAGAAGGACGTCGTCAGGGAGGGATATTCCGACGCCATGAGGTTCGTTCACATGCTCATGGAGCAGATCAAGGATCAGGCGGACAGACAGAACAAGTCGGTCGTCGTGCTCGACACCGAGCTCGTGAGGATGGTCAAGGAAGTATACTACAAGGGGAGCGTTCCGAAGTACATGGAGCAGCTTCGAACCCTACGTAGAGTGGCTCAGGACGCAGGATGGTACGTCTGGGAGGGGAGAATAGATCGATTCAATTGGGGGGCGTTTTCTTCCAGGAGGAGCGTCCCGTTGATCAACGACATGCACTGCGCATCGCTGGGACAGGACGAATTGATGAGCCGGATCGAAGAACCGATGAACATCGTCGACGTCGCGCGGACGGCGATGAACAACGAAAGCTCGGGAAGGAAGGAAGGAAAGTTCGAGAACGCTGCGTTAAGAGCCGGGATCGAGTTACCCGAGATCGACCGCATCGCTAGGAAAACTGAGAACTGGTAGGAACTTCTGCGCTAGCTTGGCTTAGGCCAAAAGGCCAGCTTCCGGCCAAAAAGCGTAATCTCCCCTATTTAATATATCCTCTCTCTCTTCCCTCCGATCGCGCGATAGGAGGAAGGTAGGTAGAGATATAATAAATAGGGAGGATCCGGGAATTTGGACGGAAGCTGGCCTTTTGGCCTAAAGCCTAGCTTGATCGTCGGAAGGGCTTTCCGGGGCTTCCCTTTCCTTCCGGAAGCGGCTATCTTCCGGGTCCTTAGGCTGCTGCTCAATCCGTGGAGAGCGACGCGTCATGACGGAAGACCTTTCGAAGGTCCCTCCCATCGTGGAGGGAGAGTTCGAAGATCACGACTGGCGCGCCGCTGCTTCCAAGAAGCCGCCTGACCGGAAGAAGGCCGACCATCGCGTCGTCTCTGCCGGTCCGCGGCTTCATCCCTACTCCCCGCAGGTCGTCGCCGTGGACGAGATCGAGCACGTCGACGAGGCGACCGGCGCGAAGTCGACGAAGCGGCGCTTCTTCCGGAACGAGGAACATCGGAAGGCATGGCTCGGGGCGAACGAGGGACCGAAGGCGAAGAGGGTTCGGGAGCCGGAGTCGAAGGTTGCGTCGCCGGTCCACGTTGGAGCCGCGGAGGCGGTCTCCGTCGCCGCGACGATGCCGAAGGCCGAGGTCCCGTCGAGTCACCCTTCCCCGCTCCAGGCCGAAGTGACGAAGCGCACGACCGAGGAGCAGGTCTTCGAGAAGAACGTCAAGCCGGTCGTCGGTAAGGGGGCTTGAGAATTGGAGGTCGTCATGTTGAGGTTTCTCGTCGCCGCCCTGCTCGGGCTCTCGTTCCTCGCGGCCTCTCCGGCCGAGGCGAAGCTCTCGCCGCAGCAGCAGAAGTTCCAGGCCTGCTCGAAGGCGTGGCCGGATTACATGCGTTCGAACGGCTTGAAGGGCAAGGATCGCAAGGCCTACATGGCCTCCTGCCTGAAGGCGAGTTGAATCATCGGAATCGAGTAGCGCGCTTCCGATGAACGAGGACTCCGGGCACAACCTTCGGGATCGAACGCTTCCCGAGGGCGACGACGCCTCCCTCGTTCGTATGAGAGAGGCTCTGACCCTAGTCCGCGATCGTTTCTTCCCGGTCGATCAGCCAGAGAGGGATCGAGATCCTCTCTGGAACGTTGTTAACGGGGCTCTTGATGCGGGATGGCACAGGGGTAGCGCGCTTGGCTCATAACCAAGAGGCCGAGGGTTCGAGTCCCTCTCCCGCTTCTAACACCATGCTTTAGGAGGCCTGAACTATCTGCCCAGTTCGCGCGTTGTAAAAAATCGTGAAAAAGACGATTCGATGTCGATGCAAACGAACTTGGGAGCCTCCGGTGGAGGCAGAGGGAAACTTCCTGTAGATCCCGTTACGGGACAGGTCCTTCGTGGCCCGGGTCGGAAAGGTCATCCTAATAAGCTTCCGAAGCTCGCCCGCCAAGACATCTATCAGGTCTTCGATAATCTCGGAGGCGTGGCCGGGATGACGCGCTGGGCTAACCTTTCCTCGAAGAACCTCTATGCCTTCTACGTCTATATATTTCCTCGTCTGATGGGTAACGAACCTCGGATCACGAACATCAATACTAGGCCGCAGATCACGAAGATCGAGACCGTAATCATTGACCCTAAGAACGATTACAAGCACGATCTTGACGGGGTTCCGAGCTCCCCGATCGATCGCGATGGGGCCGTCGATTCGGAGCCCGTAACGCACTACGTTCGCGAGGAGGACGAGTCCGAGGTCGAGGAGCCCGAGGAGGACGTCCTAATCCCCGGTGAGATAATTCTTTGATCATCGGTAACATGGTCCCGCGGGCCTTCGCCCCGCTCCTCGGACCGTCGCGATACAAGGGGGCCTACGGTGGACGTGGCTCCGGTAAGTCGCACTTCTTCGCGGAGAAGCTGATCCGAAAGGCCCTGGCGACCCCAGAGGGTCTCCGCTGGGCCTGCGTCCGCGAGATCCAGAAGTCCCTCGAACAGTCCGCGATGAGGCTACTGGCGGACAAGATCAACAAGTGGGACCTCGGGCACCTGTTCGACATCCGGTCGAACTACATCCTGACACCGTCGGACAGCGCCGAGCCCGGGATGATTATCTTCCAGGGTATGCAGAGTCATAACGCGCACTCGATCAAGTCGCTCGAAGACTACCATGGCTGCTGGATCGAGGAGGCGCACGGTATCTCCGCCCACAGCTGGTCGATCCTCCGCCCGACGTTCCGCCGCGACGACTCGGAGATCTGGGCCTCGTGGAACCCGACGCAGAGAACCGATCCCGTCGACGTGTTCTTCCGGTCCGACGATCCGTACCCGAGTCTCGCCTGCGTCGAGGCGAACTGGTACGATAACCCTTACTTCCCGGCGAACCTCGATGAGGAGAGAAGGTATGACAAACGTCGAGATCCCGACCGCTATAACCACGTATGGATGGGTAAGTATCTGTCCCTCTCGCACGCGAGAGTATTTCGAAACTGGAAGATCGATGACTTCGATACCCCGGCCGATGCTCGGTTTTATTTCGGGGCAGACTGGGGGTACGCCGAGGATCCCACGGTCCTCGTCCGATGCTTCATCGACGACGAGCGTCGGCGCCTCTACGTAGACTGGGAGGCGTATCAGCTCCGATGCGAGATCGATCGGATCCCCGATCTCTTCTCCCTGGTGCCAGAGTCCTCCTCGTGGCCGATCCGGGCAGACTCGGCGAGGCCCGACACGATCTCGTACGTGGCGAACCGTGGCTACAACGTCGTCCCGTCGACCAAGGGTGCTCATTCGGTCGAGGACGGGATCGAGTTCCTCCAGTCCTACGACATCGTCGTTCATCCGAGATGCGTTCACACGGCTGACGAGCTCTCGTTCTACTCGTGGCAGGTGGACAAGAAGACCGAGGAGGTCCTTCCTAGGCTGGAAGACAAGCATAATCACGTCATCGACTCACTTAGATACGCCCTAGAGGGCGCTCGAAAGGGGATCTCGATGGCGGATTTTCTATGACGATGCGCCTCGTTCGGGTGGTCTGCGACGACTCTCGGCCGTTCGTCGCGGGATTCGAGACGGATGGCGTTGTGCGCCGTTCTGCGCCTATTCTGCGACGGAGCTTGATCGGCAAGACCGACTCCGAGGCTCGGAAGATCATCGCTCGAATGGGTTGGAGAGCGAATGTCGTGGAGGATCGAGCCAGTGAGTAGACCCCTCGGCCAGCGCTTCCGCGAATACTCCGGGATGAGTCGAGACCGGATCAGGCTCGAACTCCGCAGGATCCGGGACGAAAGATCGGGAGCCTCGCGGTCCGCCGATCGAGATGATAGGATCGCGGATCTCCAGATCAGGCTGGCGAACGAGCTCCTTCGATGTGGATAACCGACGGCCTCCGGAACCTGGTTACCGCGCTCGGGAACCCGCTGAGGGACAAGAGCGCGAACTGGTCGTACTCGTACACGCCGGTCATGCCCGAGGTCTGCCTCGCTGCCTACATGAGCGACTGGCTCGCGGCGAAGATCGTCGACATCGTCGCGGAGGACATGGTCCGGGAATGGAGGGTCTGGCAGTGCGAGCAGGCGGACGACCTCTACGAGACGGAGAAGTCGTTCAAGCTGCGGAGCAAGATCCGGGAGGCGGTCGTCCTCGACCGGTTGTTCGGAGGATCGGCGATCCTCATCGGCACCGGGGACGCGAACGTCGAGAAGCCCCTCGACGTGTCGAAGATCTCGAAGGGGGGAATCAAGTACCTGAAGGTGTTCTCCCGCCACGACCTGATCGCGCAGGACCCGATCCGGAGGATCGAGGACGAGGACTATGACCTGCCCGAGTTCTACCGGATCAATCGGTCGGTCGACGAGCAGCGCCTCCAGGACGTCCGGATCCACCGCTCGCGCTTCGTCTTTCTCGTCTCCTCGCCGATCCCCAGCATCGCCGGCATCTCCCCGTCCGTGGACGGGCAGCGCGGCTGGGGGCAACCGATCTATGACAAGATCCTCGACGCGGTCGTCTCCGCAGGGGCGACGGCGAAGAACGGCGCGCTGATGACCGAGGAGGCGAACGTAGACGTCGTCTCGATCCCGAACCTGAACTCCCAGCTCGCGGACGCGAAGAGCAAGGCCCGGTTCGTCGAGCGGTTCTCGCTCATGGCAATGCTCAAGTCGACGAACCGTCTGACCCTTCTCGGAGGAGACGAGAAGTACGAGCGGAAGCAGATCACCTTCGCCGGATTCGTCGATCTGCTCAACGCCAACTATCAGATCGCGTCTGGTGCCGCCGACATACCCATCGTACGACTCCTCGGGCAGTCCCCGGCAGGTCTCAATGCTACCGGAGACTCTGATATCCGAAACTATTACGACAACGTCAAGGCAAGACAGGACGACCTTACCGACAGCATATCTCGTCTCGACGAGGCGATCATCCGACATACCCTCGGGGACGCGTCCGCGGACGGCGTGATCTACGACTGGAATCCCCTCTGGCAGCTCAAGCCCGCCGAGGTCGCCGACATTTTCCAGAAGTTCGCTACCGCGATTGTTTCCCTCAACGGAACCGGGCTCTTTGCTCAGGAGGAGCTCCGGCCGGCGGTCGCCGATGTTCTCGTCGAGAAGGGTTTCCTGCCGACGCTCGACCAGCACATGCTCTCGGACAAGGAGGCGGAGGCGCTTCTCGGCGCCGTCGATCCGACTATCGATCCGGCTACGGGGCTTCCGATCCAGACGCCCCCGGGAAAGCCCGTAGTACCGCCTCCGGGAGGCTCGAAGCTTCCTCCCGGTCCTCCGGATAGGGGAACGGTAGAACGCCTCCCGGCGAAGCCGGGAACGGCCCGGGACGACGTTCGCCGGAGGGTCCTCGGTATGTTCGCGGAACGGGGATAGGCCGTGGTTCGCCAGCTCTCCCAGAAGACCGTTCGCGTCTTCCTGTCGTCGAGCGATGACGGATACTGGTGGTCGTATTTTCGGGATGGACCGTGGAAGGGTCCGGTCGAGCTGTCCTCCAAGGAAGAGTTCGAGGCGTACGTCGCGGCGACGTTGTCGGACGAGGTGAGCTTCTACTGGGTCCCGAAGCGTCGGGAGAAATGGGAGAAGGATCGGGACAGGGACAAGATGACCCTGCCGATGAGGATTCCCTTGATCGGCGCCTATCGTCTCACTCCTGACGTGCACATCTTCAGCGTGTTCGGCAAGGTCGTATCTTTCACGTACGCGCAGGCCAAGACCGTCGTGGCATCTCGGGGCACGAGCGCCGTTGCCGGCAGGGCGATCGCGTTCGCTCGCCCGAGGTCGGTCTCGCTGCTTAGGGGGACCTCGTCGGTCCTCGGGAGGACCGCATCCTTCGTTCGAGCCCGCACGTTGGCCGTCAGTCGAGGATCTCTGGCCGCGGTCGGGAAGGCCGCCGGTCTCACGAAGGTGAGCGGCGGAGGAACCGCTTACTCCTTCGCAGCTGCCGGGGCGACGATTCCGGTATCCGGGAAGACGCTCACGTCGCCGCCCGCCGCCGGGAACCTTCTGTCGACCTCCTTCGCTTCGAGCGTCTCTCCGTGGACCGAGGCCACGTATCCCGATCCGGGACCGGACCTCCCGTTTACCCCGACCTCCGTCGTGACGGGCTTCTTCTCGGGGTCGGCGCGGATCGTCGCCGCCACCGGGAAGGATCGTCCGCACCTCTCGTACCAGATCCCGGGACTGATCCCGGGAGAGCAGTACCAGGTCGTCGTTCCGTACTCCAACAAGACCCCGGGAGCGTCCCTGGCCCTCATCGCTCTGGCGGACAGGACTCAGGGATCGACCAACGGGAATCCGACGGAGTTGAACAGGAACGTGGACTCCAGCTCGACGACCTCCGGGACCATCACCCTATACTTCGTCGCCTGTTCCTCGAACTACATCCGTCTCGGTCTCGCGTCTCTGGGAGGAAGCGGCGACTCCATCGATCTGGCGTCCGTTACGGTATCGAGGTCGTTCAAGGGAGGGACGTTTTCTGCCAATTTCTGGCGCCGGGATCAGCGTCCGATATGCTCCGACTTCGTCTCGGAGTACAACGATCGGACGTTCCCGAATAATCCGCGCGGGTTCTTCGGATCCACGCTATCCGACGCCGGGAACCCGACGCAGCTCGACAACGCCGCCCAGGCTCATGCCAACGCCGCTGCCCAGGCCGCCGTGGCGCAGGGAGCGCAGGGCATCGTCATCTGGAACCTCCCCGGAGGGGAGTTCAGGCACAACACGAACTACATCGGCGCCCCAGACGAACTCTCCGTGTGGGCTCCCGAGCTCGAAGCCACGATAGTAGGCGTCCCGATCGTCGATCGGTTCATCTCGACTATCAAGAGCTACGGGCTACGGGTAGGCGTCTGCCTTCGACCGCAGAGGATCCCGTACGGAACCGTTCTCCCGACCCTTCCTGATTCGGCTTACCCGGAGCTCGCTCCGTTCGTCAAGACGAACAATGCCCCTCCACACCGCATGCAGGTCGCCTCGGAGAATCCCCCCGGAACGTGGGCCTGGTACGACTGGGAGGCGGCCCATCCGGACATTGGAGCAGGACAGGAGCCCATTCGAACGGGGACGGACAAGAATAACGCCCGGCAGAGAGTATTAGACCGTATAACGTACTGTAAGAACAGATGGGGTATGACCCTGTTCTACGTCGACAGCACGGTGTGGGAGAACGGGGACGCCCTCGATACGATCGGTTTCTGGGATACTATTCGGGCGGCCCATCCCGACGTCCTGATCATGCCGGAGAACGAGACGTATGGGGCGTACGACTATACCGTACCGTACGGCGAGTTCCGGGTCGGGGATCAGTCCCCCGCGAACGCCTTTTTTCCGTCGAACCACGACGCTCAGATGATCCTGTCGATCGCTCAGGGGCCGCAGGACTGGTACAGCGCAGCGAGGCAGAACATCATCTGGCAGGTCGAGGCGAGGAGAATAGTTCCCCTCTACTACTGGGCCGATCCTCTCGGACGCGATCGAGCGAAGGACCTCCAGGGAAAGATGCCCTGGCAGCCTGCGGTGGCGTGGGATCCGAAGGCCATGAATTCGGCGATCTACTCGCTCTCGGGCGGTAATCTAGTGGCGGCCCAGGTCTCCGGAGACAACACGTACAATACAGTCAGGGCGCTCGGTCCGAAGCTCGCGGGCAAGTGGCACGTAGAGTTCGAGATGACGAACATCGTCGCCGCCGGGGCTCACGTCGGGTTCTCGACGGATCAGGAGCTCCTGAATACGTGGCTCGGGACGACGAGCGCGTCCGTCGGGGTATACACCTCTGACGTCTGGTTTCAGGGAGTTCAGCTCTATGCGTACCCCTCCGGCGGTGGACACATAGCAACCTCGGTCAGGGTCGTCATAGAAGTAGACTTGACTCTGGCGAATCCGGTGATGTGGATTGCCTTCGGGGCCAGCGGAGGATACGAGAACGGTAACCCGGCCGCGGGGACCGGAGGCCTAAACATAGCAGCGATCATGAACAACGGTGCCATCTATCCGGCGTTCAACGGTCTGAGGGTCGGGAACTCGTGCACGATCAAGCCGAAGTCCTCGGACTTCGTCCGGACGCCGACGACCGGCTTTCTCCCCTGGGGATCTTAGGGACGTGATCGTCGGGGTCTCCGAACCCGCCCGGACGAACGTCACCGGAAAGACGCGCGTCGACGTTCGGCTCGCGCCGATTCGTCCGCCGGTCTCCCTCGACCTGGCCCTGGAGAGGATCGTCCTCTCCGTGGTCTCCGAGGCGGAGAAGATTCTCGGGACAGCCGGCGAACAGATGGAGGTGATCAAAAGGCGGGTCTCCCTAGACGTCGCTCCCGCGCGCTTTCGTCGTCGCCCGCGAACGCGGTTCGAGAAGAGGGTAGTTCCGCGGTGGAGCGGACTCCCGTGGTGGCAGGCCGTCCGCCAGGCTCGTGCCGTAGAGATCGTTTCGGAGGAGGTCGAGGACGCGCTCCCCGAGATCGAGGTTCGAGATTACTCGACCCCGCTCGACCTGTTCATGAACTTCCTCCGGCAGCATCTCGACCAGACCGTCGCCCGCGCCGCTCTGAAGCTCGGGGACGCTCTCTCGGCCGAGGAGCGCCGGCACAGGAGGGCGTTTACCTCCGCCGTGCGGAAGAGTCTCGGGGCCGACGTCTCCGCGGTCCTCTCCGACGCTGACTCGATCGAGCTCCTCAAGGCGGCGACGTCGAAGGGCGTTGCCCTGATCCAGGGCCTATCCGACGACGTCGCGAAGGGCGTCGAGTTCACGATCCTCGACGCGGCAACGAGGGGGCAGAGCCGGACGGCCCTCTCCGAGCGTCTTCGCCACGTGATGGGGATCAATCGACGTCGCGCCCGGATGATCGCCCGGGATCAGGCGGCGACGTTCAACGGTAATCTGAACAAGCTCCGGCAAACGCAGGTTGGAATCGATGAGTACATGTGGGAGACCGAGCGCGACGAGAGCGTTCGCCACGCTCATGCTCAACGGGACGGTAAGATTTTCTCTTGGGATGATCCTCCTGATGATGGTCATCCGGGAGAACCGGTGAACTGTCGCTGCACGGCCGTCCCGTTCGTTCGCGCACGATCTTAGGAACAATAATCCGATCCCGTCGCTTGTCGGGATGGACAACCCGGGAAATCGTGGTTTAGCCTTCACGCCGATATGATCACCCGAGACGGGAAGACCCTCCTCTCCGATGCCGCGCCCATAAGCGCGATGCGCCTGACCAAGGAAGGCTTCCTGGTGGCGGACGTCCGCGCCTCGCGGATGGGGATCTATCGCTACTCGGGCGCGGAGTGCGGGAAGCCGGAAGTCTCCGAGATTCGAGTCTTCCGCCCCGAGGCCGAGGTCTTCCGTAAGGAAACCCTCGCGAGCTTCACCACGATCGACGTGACGAACGACCACCCTCCCGAGATGGTCGGCCCACGGAACTGGCGGAAGTACGCCGTCGGTCATACCGGGGACGAGGTTCTCAAGGACGGTGAGTTCCTTCGCGTCCCGATCTTGATCAAGGATCAGCAGACGATCGAGGAAGTTCAGTCCGGAAAGCGCGGCCTGTCCTTCGGTTATACCTGCGACCTGGACTTCACCCCCGGGAAGACCGAGAAGGGTGAGGAGTACGACGCCGTCCAGAAGAACTTGGTCGGCAATCATCTCGCAATCGTCGGGGCCGGTCGAGCCGGACCCAACTGCCGAATCGGCGACGAGAACACCGGAGACCCGGAAATGCCCGGAGAGAACATCAAGACGATCCTCGTCGACGGCCTCATGGTCCGAGTCACCGACGAGGCGGAGCGCGCTATCGCGAAGCTGACGACCGATCACGAGAAGGCGATCAAGGCCAAGGACGAGCTCGTTGCTCAGCTTACCGCCGACAACGTCCGCCTGACCGCAGACCTCTCTGCCCGAGACGCGACGATCGCCGCGAAGGATAAGGACCTCGCCGGGAAGGACGTCGAGATCAAGTCCCTCCGGGACGCCGCCGGCGACGTCTCGAAGCTCGACGCCCAGGCGGTCGAGCGAGCAGAGCTCCTCTCCGCCGCGAAGGCCCTCGGCCTCTCGGCCGACGACGTCCGCGGGAAGGCCAACGACGCGATCGTTCGGACCGCGGTCGAGAAGAAGATGGGCGCCGACAAGATCAAGGACAAGAGCGCGGACTACGTTCGCGCCTGCTTCGATCACCTCGTCGACGCCGCCGGGAAGGACGGCGGGACCGTCCTCCGCGATGACCCGATCGCCCGCTTGATGGGCGACGGCCGTCCGGTCTCCTCGCCGACGAACGACGCCGCCGCGGCGGCCGAGGCGCACCGCAAGATGGTCGACGAGATGTCGTCCCGCTATCAGCGGCCCGACCCTTATCAGAACGACCCGCGCGATCCGCGCAGCCGTTCCGTGAACTAAACCCCTCGCGCGCGAGGTTCGAGACAAGGAGGGGCTTAGATGCCCGCAATTCAGACCACATACGGGACGACCATCGCCCCGGCATATGAGGGGATGATCGCGAACAGCGAGCCTCAGACCATCCTCTCGAAGCAGGTCGAGACGGCCGGCGGAATCGGGTTCGGAAAGGTCTGCGTCCAGGGGACCGCGGACGACCAGATCCGGGTCTCTGAGGCCTCGCGCGCCTTTCGCGGGATCACCGTGCAGAGCCACATCGCCGGGACCGTGGTCTCCGACGCGTACGTCAAGGGCGAGACGGTCCCGGTGATGGAGGAGGGCGTGATCTGGGTCATGGCCTCCGTGGCCGTTGCCGTCGGGGATCCCGTCTACTACGTCCCGGCCACCGGCGTTCTGACGAACGTCGCGACGTCGAACACACAGATCGCGAACGCCATGTGGGACAGCTCTACTTCCGGAGCCGGTCTCGCGAAGCTTCGCCTGCGGTAAGGGGGAAGCATCGATGTACCGTAACATGCGAGCATTCGACGCTCCCCAGAAGGCCCTCGGCTTTCTGGTCTCGCAGGCCCTCCGCATCGAGCGGACCGTCTATGAGACCAAGTACGCGGCGATCCAGTATCCGAACTTGATTCCGCTTGACACGGCGGGTCCGGAGTGGATCAAGGGCGTGACGTACTACTCGTCCGACATGGTCGGCCGGGCGAACTGGTTCCACGGCCGCGGCGACGACGTTCCGCACGCCGAGGTCCTGCGCGATCGGTTCGAGACCACGATCAGCATGGCCGCGATCGGCTATGACTACGATCTCGAAGAGCTCGGCGTGGCGATGACCATGGGGATGGACCTCCGTCCCGATCGGGCGAAGGCCGCCCGGCGGGCCGCGGAGGAGTTCATCGACAAGGTCGCGTTTACCGGCGACTCGACCAAGGTCTATACAGGCCTGACCAACAACGCCTCCGTGACCTCCGGTTCGGCGGCGTCAGGGACGGGCGGGACGACCTGGGCGACGAAGACCGCGGACGAGATCCTCGCGGACATCAACGCCATCCTAACGAACCAGTTCACGAATACCTACGGCGCCGAGATGAGCGACACGCTGCTCATCCCGTACGCCCGGCTCCTGACGATCTCCACGAAGCGGATCGACGCGTTCAACACGATGTCGGTCCTCCAGTGGGCGGAGCAGAACAACATCTACACCCGGCAGACGGGCCAGCCGCTGATGATCCGCGGCGCCTGGGGCCTGGAGACGGCCGGATCCGGTTCGACCATGCGGATGGTCGCCTACCGCCGCGATCCGGACGTCGCCGTCCTCTACATGCCGATGCCGTTCCAGTTCCTCCCGGCGTGGCAGCAGGGACCGATGAAGTTCGAGGTTCCGGGCATCTTCCGGATCTCGGGCGTCGAGGTCCGGCGGCCGGCGGCGATGCGCTATGTCGATGCGATCTAAGCTTAGCCGTTAGCTAGGCTTCACGGAGCGGTGAGATGATGCTCTCTATAGACGACTTGAAGAAGGCTCTAAACTACGATTCCGAAACCGGTTGGTTTACGTGGAGGATCAAAGTTCAGAGCAACGGAGGCGGTCGAGAAGTAGGAGATCGAGCCGGAACCGTAGCTCGTGGTAGAAGGCAGATCGGTTACTTAGGACGTATCTATTCCGAGAGTCGTCTAGCTTGGGCGTTCATGACTGGAGACTGGCCGCCCAAGGGGTTCGACGTAGAACATGAGAACGAGAACGGGGAAGACAATCGGTGGAGCAATCTTCGATTGGCAACTCGGACTCAGAATAACTGGAATAGGCGAGAGCCTAGAAAGGACAACAGGAGCGGACAAACCGGGGTTTCTTGGAAGCAAGACCGAAGGCACAAGAAGGGCAAGTGGCACGCCCGAATTTGTGCCGATGGAAAGGCGATCCTACTCGGTGACTTCGATGATCTTAACGAAGCAATCTCCGTGAGGAGAGAAGCCGAGAAGAGATATTTCGGAGAGTTCGCTCCCGATCGGACTTAAGGAGGTCCCCACGGGTGCCCTGGACTTCGAGAAGCGCGAGGTCGCATACCAAGAAGGCTAAGTCTGCCGGGGCCAAGCGGCAGTGGTCTAAGGTGGCGAACAAGCTTCTCAAGTCCGGGGCATCCGAGGGGAAAGCAATCCGGATCGCGAACGCCGCGGTGAAGAACCGCAAGAGGAAGAAGTAACCGCCATGCCGAAGCTCAAGAATCATGCTCCCGGAGGCCGGGTCGTCAACGTCCTGACCGGGAAGAAGAGCGAGAAGGGCGAGCCGCTCTTCGAGCAGTACCTCCTTCGCCCGGGCGAGGAGGCCGATCTCGACGTCGCGAAGGACGATCCGGTCATAGCCGGTCTCGTCGCGAGGGGAGATCTCTCCTTGGACGGCCGCCGCGGCGCCGGCGGCGCCGACGAGGCGCGCTCGGTCGCGCGGGAGCGGGAGGACTCGGAGAAGCGCCTCCTGGAACTCGCCCGGAAGGAGGCGGAGCTTCGTCGTCGCGAGGACGAGCTCGTCCATCGCGAGGATGCCTTCCAGAAGGAACGGCGTGAGGCGGCTACGAAGGCCGGCGCCGAGCGGGGCCTCGCCGATCCACTTCCCGTCGGGACCGAGAAGAAGGAGGCCTCCGAGGAGGCCAAGCTCGGGATCTCGACGGTCCAGGGCAAGGGCGGCGAGTCTCGCCCCGCCGCTCCCCAGCCCGCTCCGAAGAAGTAAGGATCGTCGGTGGCCTTCGTCGCGCCCGCAGTCGAGGACTTTCTGGATCGCTTCCCCGAGTTCGCGGAGTTCGACGAGGGGCAGATCCAGCTCGTCCTCGACGAGGTCGCGCCGATGGTCGACGAGGAGTGGATCGAGCGGGACCGTCCCGCGGCGATCCTCTACCTGGCGGCCCACCTGATCTACTCGCAGCAGCAGGCCGGATGGATGCTCCAGTCCCGCGTGACCGGCTCCTCCGCCAGCGGTGGGACGACCGCGGGACCGGTTCTCCGGGAGACGGTCGGCCCGCTCTCGGTGATGTACACCAGCCCGAAGCAGATGGGCGTGGTCTCCCAGAGCGGCGGAGCCGTGAGCGCCTCCTCCTTCGACCTCGAATCGTCGCCGTACGGCCTCCGCTATCTCGAACTGCTTCGCCTTACCGCCCCCGCGGTCCTGGTCGTCTAGGAGGCCTCCCGTGCCCGTACGGACGATCAGAGGAAAGGGGCTAGACGCCCTGGAGGCCCTCGATCAGCTCGGAAAGAGCGAGGTCGTGGTGGGTTTCCTGGCGAACCGGCACGACAAGGCGGACATGCCGGTCGCTCAGCTGGCGTTCATCCACGAGTTCGGATCGCCGGCCCGGAACATCCCTGCTCGCCCCTTCTTCTTTCCGGGCCTCCGGAACGCCCGACCGCGCCTCGCGGCGATCGCGAAGGCCTACGCCCTCCGGGTCTCCGCCGGGGAGCGGGGGGCGATCAAGGCGGGGCTGGAGGCGCTCGGGAACGAGGCGGTGGTCTCGATCCGCAGGAAGCTCCTCCGCGGGCCGTTCGTCCCGCTGAAGCCCGAGACGATTCGCCGCAAGGGGAGTTCGAAGCCCCTCGTCGATACCGGCGAGATGCTCGCCTCGATCGAGTACCGGGTCCGGAGGGCGACCTGATGTCGATCGCGGACATCCTCGACAACCCGAAGTTCAAGGTTCCCGGAGGGTTCACTATCCGCCGATACGTCGTCACGACCGACGACGACGGAGTCGCGGTCAAGACGTACGCGGATATTCACGCCGAGGGCGTGATCGTCCCTTACGGCGACGAGAAGGTCTTCCGCGCGCCCGACGCCGAGTGGCAGGGGGACGGAATCCAGGTCTACACGAAGACTCTGATTCAGACGGGAGACAACGTCACCGGAAGGATCGCGGACGATATCATCTTCAACGGCCTCGCGTATCAGGTGAAGGACCAGGACGACTACATGATCTGGGGCTTCAACACCGCTACGGCGATGCTCCAGGATCCCGGAGGGAGGGCAGAAGATGCCTAACACCTCCGCAACGGGCGGCTTCCTTCTTCCGACGTCTCCCGACCCGGTCGGCGATCTCGACCTCGATCGGAAGCTCAACGACCTTATCGCCGGGACGGCCGGAATCCCTGGGAACCTCCTCCGTCCTCGTTACCAGCGCGAGCCCCCGCCGATCCCGCCCCCGACCGTCGACTGGGGGTCCTTCGGCGTGATCGAGCTCGACCGCGTCGGTCCGAACTACGTTCGTCACGATCCTGCCGGGGACGGCAAGGACGTGATGAAGTGCGAGTGGGACATGCGGATATTCGTCACGTTCTACGGTCCGAACTGCGGAAGGATCGCCCAGCGACTGCTCGACGGTCTCGAAGAGACGCAGAACCACGAGAGCGCGGTCGCGGACGGACTTCATCTTCGAGAGATGCGAACGATCGCTGTTCTCGGGGAACAGGTTAACATGTCCTGGTATAGACGGGCGGAGTTGGAGATACTGATCCGCCACAAGTTCAACCGGGAATACGACGTCTTGAACATCTTGTCGGCCGCAGGCATGGTCATCTCGCAGGGCACGAGTCCCGAGGGTCCGGTCGAGGTCGGTTGGAACACGGAGCTCGTACAATGAACCGAGGCCTCAGCGTCTCCGGCGTCGTCAACGTCGACGTCTTCATCGCCCCCATCGCGGCAGGGTATCGAAACTTCGGCGTCGCGGTCATCGTCGGAGATTCCGACATCATCGACGTCGGGGAGCGGGTCCGCTTCTACCGGACGCTCGACGAGGTCGCGGAGGAGTTCGGCTCGACGACGCCGGAGTATCTCGCGGCGACCCTCTACTTCTCGCAGCTTCCCCGTCCGAATCAGCTCTACATCGGGCGCTGGGCGCGGACCGCCTCGAAGGCGGTCCTTCACGGCGGCGTGCTCGGCCCGACGGACCTCGACATGGGGACATGGACCCCAATAATCAACGGGTCGATGCAGATCACGGTCGGCGGCGTTCTCAAGACTCTTACCGGGCTGAACTTCTCCGCCGCGACGAACCTCAATCAGGTCGCCGCGATCATTCAGGCCGGGACGACCGGGATCGAGGTGACCTACGACGCCACTTACGAGCGGTTCGACGTCAAGTCGGTCGCGACCGGAACCTCGGCCGTCCTGACCTACGCGTCCCCGACCGGGTCGGGGACGGACATCTCCGGGAAGACGAACCTCAACTCGGCGGAGGCGAACGCGCCGGTCAACGGAATCAACGCGGAGACCGCCCTCGTCGCGGCTCAGCAGTGCGCCGATCAGTCGGCCGAGTGGTACGCGATCTCGTTCGCCGCGACCGTGCAGCCCACCGACAACGATCTGATCGACGTTTCCTCGTACATCGAGGGAACGGAGCGGAACCGCCTCCACATCGTGACCGCGACCGCCTCCGCGACGCTCGATCCGCTCGTCTCGACGGACATCGCATCGCGGCTGAAGGCCCTCCGCTACATGAGGTCCTTCGTCCAGTACAGCAAGTACAACCCATACGCGGCGCTCTCCGCCTTCGCGCGGGCCGCGACGGTCAACTTCGAGGCGAACAACTCGACTCTGACCCTGAAGTTCAAGCAGGAGCCGGGCGTCCAGGCCGAGGTCCTGACCGAGACCCAGGCGCAGATCCTCAAGTCGAAGAACTGCAACGTTCTCGTCCAGTATGACAACGACACCGTCATCCTTCAGGAGGGCGTGATGTCGAACGGGTACTTCTTCGACGAGGTCCACGGCTCCGACTGGTTCGCGAATGCGGTCCAGACCGACGTCTGGAACCTGCTCTACCAGAGCCCGACGAAGATTCCGCAGACCGATCCGGGCGTCAACCAGATTACCTCCGTCTGCGAGGCGGTCTGCGAGCGGGCAGTCAACAACGGGTTCGTCGCTCCGGGCGTCTGGACGTCGCAGCCGATCGGGATCCTCCAGCCCGGGATGACGCTCTCGCGCGGCTACTATGTCTATGCTCCGCTCGTCGCGTCGCAGCCGCAGGCGATCCGCGAGACGCGCCGGGCTCCGACCATCCAGATCGCGATGAAGCTCGCTGGAGCGATTCACTTCGTCGACATCATCGTCACGCTCAATCGCTGACGCGGGGAGGCCCGTGAGCTCCTACTCGTTCCAGGACGTCGTCGCCGCGATCAACATCGGCGGCGGCAAGGTGATCAACGTCTCCTCCGGCGGAGTCGCCGAGGAGGGGATCACGTTCGAGCGGAACGAGGACGCGAACACGATGCTCGTCGGGACGGAGGGAGAGGTTCTTCACTGCCTCCACTCCGGAACCTCCGGGACGGTGAGGATCCGACTTCTCAAGACGAGCGGGAAGAACGGCGAGTTGATGAACGCTCTCAACGAGCAGCAGGCCCAGGGGGCGAAGTGGGGACGGAACCTCATCTCGCTCGAAGACAAGGCCCGCGGCGACAAGGTAGTCGCGACCGAAGTGGCGTTCGCCGGCAAGCCCGTGATAGTCTTCGCCAAGATCGGAGCGATCATGGAGTGGGCGTTCCACGCGGGAAGGATAACCGCCGTGCTCCAGACCGACTTCCAAG